CCGTCCCCGGCCACCCGCTCCTGGTAGGCGCCGGGGTCGGCATCGGGGGCCGGGTTGCCGTCGGGCGAGGCCGCCATGATGGGGTTGGCCTCCGGGTCCTGGTTGGGTACGGGGACGGGGTCGAGGCCGGTCGAGCTTCCCTGATCGTCTTGTGGCATAAGGATGTAGAGAGGTCGTTAGGAAGTTGATTCGAGGGCTTGGTCGCTGTCCTCCTGCATCGCAGACGTGCGGGCCTGCATGACGGCCTTCTGCTTCTCCTCCTCCTTCTGCAGATTTTGCTGGTACACCTGGAGCATCTGACTCAGGTTGCCCTTCATCTGGTCCAGCTGGCTTTGAAACTCGGCCAGCTCGGCCTTCTTCTCGGCCCGGATCTCGCCGCGCCGCGCCGTGACAAGGTTGCTCTCCAGCTGCTCGACCGTGTCCTGCAGCGCCTTGATCGTCTGCTGCATTTGCGCGTACATCGACTTGCGCTGCAAGATGGCGTCGGCGTCCGGGATGTCGGCGTGCTTGAGCACAGCAATGTCGTCGACCACGCCCAGGTTGTACATTTCCAGGTACTGCTGCAACATGGACCACCGATTGGAGGGAAGCGTGGACCCGCCCTCCACGAGAATGTCGTACCGCGTGCTCATCAGGTCCTGAAACCGCTCCAGGTCCATCTGACCTTCTGGTTGGTTGTGTTGGCCGCGTGGGCCAGGATGAGGCTGTTCGTCTTGTTGATGAGTTCTTGCAGGTCCTTGACCCGCCGCACATCGCTGATCGGGTAGGGGTTCCGGTTGTGGCTGTTGGGCAGAGGAACGACCGGGTAGTGACTGACCGGCAGGTCGAACGGCTCATACAGCTCACGACCGGGGTTGGACCCGACCGTGGCGACCACCTTGATGCGAGGGAGGAGAAAGCGGTGGCTCTCAATGACGCCGTTCTCGACGAGGGTGCCGTTGACGGTGGGCTCGATGCGGCGCGTCGAGCCGGGCACCGCTCGCGGGTTGCCGTCCTCAGGCCCGGACACCGGCTCGGGGCGGCCCTGGATGCCGTCTCGGGTCTGCCGGGGCCGTTCCAGGTGGTAGGTCGACCCCAGCCGGTCGTGGATCCGGTCGAGGGCCCGCACCTCGTCAGGGCCGGTGACGGGCCGACGCCCCTGCGGCGTCTCCACGAGGTAGGCGTCCCGCTGGAGCCAGTTGCGGTACTCTTGTTTGTCTAGGATTTCTTCTTCACCTGTGACCGGGTTCTTGACGCGCCAGTGCTCGCGGTCCACCTTCGTAAACCGCTCGATCACCTCGTACGTGTCGTGCAGCTGCTCGGTCGGCTCCCCAAAGAGGGACATGTTGTAGCTTCCGGTCCGCGACCGCTGCACCCCGTTGCTGTGGGCGGTCCGCTGGGTGGCCCGGTCCAGCGGGGCCTCGGGCCACCGGGCGCGGATCTGCTCCGCCGTCATGATGCGACGGACGAGGATGTGGGCCGCGTCGTCAAAGAGGGGGTGGGTCGCATTCGGGTCCGGGAGGACCGTAAACGGATCAAGATCGTCAAGGAGCACCTCGCCCTTGCCGTAGTCCTTGTTCGGGTCGACGTGGGCGTACATGTAGCCCAGGCCCCGCACGTAGTAGTCCCGCACGGCGGCCTTAAAGGAGCGTTGTGCGTCGGATGTTTGCCAAATCCACTGTTGCAGGTCGCTCACAAGGTCGGCATACGACACGTCGCTGTTCTCGCGGGCGGTGGCCCGGAACGACGGGTTCTGCGACGTGAGCATGGCGACGGCCTGCTCGACGAGCTGGTAGGTCGTCTGGATCTGGACCGGCTTTTGTCCCCGGTCCAGCAGGGTTTCCCGTTGCTCGTCCGTCCAGTGCGCCCCGTTGTAGAACTCAAGGTCTTCGGACGCCTCCTCGACCCAGGCGTCGTGCTCGGCCCGGTAGGCCCGGTACAGGCGGCGCGTCAGGTGCGCCTCGTCGCTGGCCTCGGGCGTGGGGCGGCGGGTCCGGCCCGCCCCTTGCAGGCGCGGCTCGCCCCGCGAAGCGGTGAGCCCGTTGGCGAGGCGCTCATCTACAGATTGGGCCTCCACCCCGGTCGACGGGGCAGGGCGCCCACCGGGGGAGTTTTGGACGCCACCTTGGAGGGAGACCGGGGCGGAGGCCACGTGTCGTCCGCTGCATTTGCGTTCTAAGGCAATTCACCCCCACCATAGGGGTGTGCCCCGCCCGCGTTCCAAACGGGCGTTGTGCATGGACTCAGCCACCTTGAGCGCCCTGTCTGTTGACCAAACCCCCCTGTGTTGACCCGTGGGTCAACCCTATGGGAGTAGTCATCCTCGGGAAGGAGTCAGGTCAACATGGGGTCCTTGGGTCCCACGCGACGCGACCGTCGCAGCTCCCGCTCGTCCCGCACCTCCTCGCTGTGGGAGGGCTCCATCTTGCAGCGGTCGGCCCACCAGAAGCCGTCGCGCAGGTCGTCGTGGGCCGCGTCCCCCATCAGGACCCATTCCTCACGGAAGGCGTGCATGTGCGGCTTGATGTGGACGTGCCCGTTGCAGAACAGGTATTGCAGACCCAAGTGACGGTCCTCCTTGTCGGCGCCCGTCTGCCCCGCCGTCTCCTTGATCTCCAGGCCGGGGATGCGCTGGTCAAAGTGATCGCTGTTGAGGTACGAGCGTAGCATCGTCTGGTACCCATCCGACTCGACGCGACTTTGCAGGGGACGGTACTGCTCGTACATTCGCATAATCTCGTGGGCGTGGTCCATCGGGTCCACCCGCTCCCGGAAGTAGTCGACCACGTAGGCGTCGCCCCCGCTCGTCCAGGCCACGACCACGACGGTCGAGTAGTCCGCCTGTGTCCGGGTCGAGGACGCAGGGTCCACGCCCATCGTGAGGACCACGGGGATGACCTCGTCCTCGCGGAGCGGGTCGGGGTCGCCCCGATCCGTCCGCCCCCGGTGCGTCACGTGCAGAAAGTGTCGGACCATCGGCCCTTCCTTGACCGTCTCGACGTGGCCGTCCCAGTACCGAAAGTGCTCGGGGCGAATGGGGCTGTCCTCCCCTTGCAGGATTTGACACAGGAACTCGCGATAGAAGATGTGCTCGCGCCCCACTGCCTTGAGGCTCGCCCGTTTCTCCTGGAGGCGCTTAACGGGCCACCGGTCCGGCCACAACGCCTTCGTCTCGCCGTCCTCCTCGTAGAGGGCTTTGTACTTGAGCGTGTGCCAATCGTCAAAGTCTTCGAGCGTGCGCACAAGGGACCGCTGGTGGAGCGGGGTCCCAATGACAATGGTGCGGCCCTCGGGGGTGGTGGCGGGCTCCAGGGCCGACAAAAGCCACTCCAGGTTGCTCTCCATGCTCTCGACCGTCTTCGTGTTGTGCTCGTCCTCCGGGTCGTCAACGACGATGAGGGACGGGCGCTGGTGGCCCTCCTTGAGGCCCCGCCCCTGCTGGCTCCACCCAGTCGAGATGATCGTCGTGCCGTCCTTCAGGATGACCTCTTCGTCGCGCCACTTGCGGGCTGTCGCCTCGCCCCAGTCTCCCAACAGGTCCGAAAACGGGGTTTCGCCGTGCGGGGCGCTTCCGTCCTCGATGATGTCTTTGAGCGTCCGCAAGCGACGCTTGGCCTCGCGTTGCGTCTTGGAGACAACAACCACAAAACGGGGCGTCCGCCGCTTTTGCTCGAAAATGTGCTGGAAAAAAATGTGCCAGATGGGAAGGAGGCCCGCCCCGAGACTGCTTTTGGCGTGGTCTCGGCGCTCCCGGACGGCCTCGATGTCGTGTACGGTCACGTCCCCCAGGTCGGCGGTCGGGAGGAAGGCGGCGGCCTCCCAGTCCGTCACGCCCCGCTCACGGGCCGTCGTCTCGCGGCACCCGATGGGGTAGCCCTCACGGGCGGCCCGCTTCAACAAGCCCATGTACCGCTTTGTGAGCGTACTCATATCTTCTCGTTTGGCTTGCTACAGTATCGGACGGGCTCGAAGAAAGTCCGCACGAGAGGCCATGACTATTCTTCTGATTCTTGGACAAGAGCTTTGAGAAGTACCATGTAGTTGATGACGTCGTGCAGGGCGTCCTCAACAGGTTCATCTTCAACCTTCAGATCCCCTCGATCGATAAAACTTTCGATACGCTTGAACTTGTCGATGCACCGAACAAGGACTGATCGTTCGGCCACAACACCGACCACCTCAGACGCCTCAAAATTAGCGAGAGCATCTTCCTCATCGGAGTAGTCAGCATTTTTCGTCTTCATCGTCTCGAAGCAATCCTCGCACGTCTCTTGGTGCAGCTGCAGAAGAGAAGAACGGGTCATCGTACACTTTCATATTTCGTGGATCAAGATAGCGAATTGGAATGCCCATATCGTCAGCAATTTCTTTCTCTGCCATTATCCCGGTGCTCGTTTCCCACCCCTCCAAAACCAGGACCAGAAGCACACCCGAACATCTCAGATAGTCAGTGTCGATTGATTTCCAAAACCCCCAATTTTCCGGTAAACTATATTTGGAAGCAACGGGGTGAGAGTGAGTAATCGGACTAAATACGTTCAGCCCATTTTGCATCAACACCCCTGCTACCCGAGTAACCGCCTGATATCGTAATTCCATGACCAACTTTTCGTCATGACTGTAGGGACAGGCGAGATAAATAAGCGGACGACCCTCAGTTGTGTGTTTTGCAAGAGCCTGTGGGTCCTTGCTCATGGCTATTCCGCTTCGAGGGAGGTGTAGTGAATGTCTTTGCTTGAGACCTCCACGCGCAGCCA